AACTTATACAGGGCAGTTTATATCTGTCACTGGAATACCATCATCTGGTAAATCAGATTTTGTAGATCAGATGGTAGTAGGCTATAATAGAAATTATGAATGGAAGATTGCGTTTGCATCTCCAGAGAATCAACCAACTTATCTGCACGCTCACAAACTTATGAGAAAGTTATGGGAGGATATGCCTAAAAAAGGTGATATAGGTACAGATAAATGGAAAAGGATTGGTGGACATGTAAATGATAATTTCTTCTTTATCGACATGGAACGTTACTCACTAGAGGCGGTACTTCGCAAGGGGGCTGAGCTAGTTAAACGTAAAGGAATCAAGTGTCTCGTCATTGACCCGTATAATAAGGTACGTGACGCGAACGCTGGATCAGCTGATGTTAATGTTTATACATTAGAGTATTTAACTAAATTAGAAGTGTTTGCAAAGAAATACGACGTCTTAGTTATAGTGGTGGCACACCCAACTAAAATGTATAAAGATAAAGATGGTAATATGGAAGAACCTAATATGTATAACATAAAAGGTGGTGGTGAATGGTATGATGCTAGTTATCATGGGTTATTAGTTCATAGAAATTACAGAGCTAATACCGTTAAGGTAAAAGTACTTAAAGTTAAATTTCAAAACTTAGGGGAAAATGGAGCTGAGGCTCATTTTAAATGGGAGACTAACTCAGGTTGTTTTATACCTCATATTAGTCCTAAAATGAATCCTAATGATGCATTACCCTGGGAATAATGCCTAATTTACCTACAATAAAGCCATTAGATTGGAGTGATCCAGTTAATTTAAAAGCTTATAGTTGGTGTTTAGATCATGGTATAACTATAGGTATGCTAGCAGCATCACAAGGTTATGCTAATAGGCATTGGACAATAGAAATTACTATAGACAAAAAGAAGATAAAAAGTCCTAAAGAATACGGACCGGATGAGTTATACTCTAAGGTATTTGAATTATATAAATTTTACTATAATAAATATAAAGATGAATGAAGATTTAATAAAAGCCTTTTTAATAGGATTTTGTATAGGTTTAATGGTAGGATGTTTTGTTTTATTAGCTGCAATAATATGAGTAATATATACAGAACCGCTGATAAAGCGTTTTATCATTTATACGATGTTATAAGTGATAATGGTTTGGATTATGCAGGAACTAAAGCGTTGTTTAATATAAGTTTTTATATTAAAGAACCTTGGAATAACAAAATAGAAACTAAATTCCGTGAATGGAAAGAAGATTATGCTGAAGCTGAATGGCAATGGTATTTATCAGGTGATCGTAATGTAGATAAACTTGGTGAAATATATGGAATGGTACCAAAAATATGGGAAAAGATGGCGGATCCAGCGGGTCACGTTAATTCTAATTATGGGTATCAATGGGAGAGAAGTTATCAACTAGACAAAGTTGTAGCAAAAATAAAAAACAACCCAGATACTAGGCAAGCTGTCATATCAATATATGATGGTAAAGAAATAGGTTATTACAGACGTGATACACCATGTACAACTGCAATTCAGTTTTCGGTTATAAACAATAGGCTTGAAATGTGTGTTACGATGCGATCTAACGATCTCTGGTTCGGTTTTTGTAACGATCAATATTGTTTTTCGGAATTACAAAAATTAGTCTCAGAGAGGACAGGATATCAACAAGGTGGTTATCACCACTTTGTACACAATATACACATATACGAAGCACAATTAGATAAGAATAGTTTTTTACAAAGGAGAGCAAATTATTATGGATGAAAAAATAATGTATTATATTTATCATATACCGGGTAAAAAAGTGGGTGTTACACGTAATCTTAAAGATAGGGTAACCCAGCAACAAGGTTACGGAGTAACCGAATATGAAGTTCTAGACTCGTCAACGGATATCGATTATATATCTAGGCGGGAGATAGAACTTCAACAGTCTTACGGCTATAAAGTAGATCATAAATTATATAAAAACTTATTTAACAAAATGAGAATAAACGCAACAGAACAAACGTCAACCTTCCCTTTTCCATTAAGCGAATTAAGGGAGAAACTAAATAAACATTTAGGTGAAACATGGGAGACTGTACATGGTACATTTGAACTAGCTGAAAATACAGTTGAATGGATAATGGACAATGCTAAAACCTCGATGTATGATGTATCGAGAAGTTATATTTATAACAAAGCATATTATGAAGAATTTATTAATTTCTTTGAACATCACAACCAAAAGTTGATGAATAACTATAAAGTTCAAAGTGGATTAGTTATAGAAAAATTAAAGGAGAGAATAAGGAAAGAACCATTATCAAACGGTTCAGCTATATCAAGACCTGTGTTTGAAAAGATAAGGGATTGGGCTAAACAACGTGGACTATACGTTAAGGGTGATAGCAAAACTCAATACATAAAGCTTCAAGAGGAAGCAGGGGAATTAGCTAAAGCATTATTAGAACGTGATCATGAAGAGATCGTAGATGCTATAGGTGATATTGTAGTTGTATTAACTAACCTTGCACACTTAGAAGGATTCAAAATAGAAGAATGTATTGAGTCAGCTTACGAAGTAATCGCGAAGAGAACGGGTAGAATGGAGAATGGAACATTTGTGAAAGATGGAAAATGAATTTAAAGAAGTAAATTTTGATGAACTAAATTTTAGTGATTTAAAAGATGATAAAACCAATGATTGGACCTGGGAGAAGAATTATGATTTCAGAGACCCAGTAGTATCAAGAGTTGTAAAACAATTTGTAGATAGATCTAATACAGGATATGAGAAATATGGTCAAACATTAGATTCAGAGAGACGTGAAGGAGTTAAAAACTTAGGTGATTATCTTCAAGATATTCAAGAGGAATTAATGGATGCTATACTATATATTCAAGCAGCTAGAGAGGATTTAGAAAATAAACCTCAATGTAAATGTCAGGTTAAAGATGTTAACAATAAAACTACTTTAGGAGATTTAAAAGCTCTTGAAGACCTTAAAATAAAAATGGATGCTAAGAAACAAGTTACTTATGATAAAGACAATTTTGGTTATACTAAAGAGTTTTATGGTAGTGACTATGCGTCAAACAATACATGAAAAAATACAGGAGGAAGAAAGGTCCTGTAGTATCTAAAAAAATAATTGTAGATGGAATACAATTCGCTTCAGGATTAGAAGCGTATATGTACAACGTTTTGAAACTGTTTAAGATCAAAGCTGAGTACGAAGGAAAGACTTTCACACTTATAGACGAATTCGATTTTACTCATGAAGCATATGAAAGATGTGCTAATGGGAGAGGTGAATTCAAAAACAGAGGTGAAAAGAAAATTCAAAATATAAAGTATACACCAGATTTTATTGGTGATGGCTTCATCATAGAGTGTAAAGGAAGGGCTAATGAGTCCTTCCCATTACGCTGGAAGATGTTTAAAAAACATGTAGAAAAATACATGAAGGGAACAACTTTATATAAACCACAAAATCAAAGAGAATGCGATACGACGATCAGACTGATTTTAGAAAAAAGAACTTAGCAAGAAGAAAATATAACGAGAGACAAATAGATAAGTTTATTAAATGGAGTGTTGAATCGAAAGGTTATTTAAAATACAAAGAACTAATAGAGTATCAAAACAAATATAGGAACAAATGAAAGATTGGGAGTTGAGTATAGGTACTTACCCTGGTTTTATAATAGGTATTAGAACTTATAAACAAAGCAATAGAACGGATCATGTATTATATATACCACTATTTGATCTCTGTCTAACTATATACGATGATAAATAAAATTAAATGAAAGAACAAACATTATTACAAATGCAGAAGAAGATTGAATCACTAACTAATGTTATACAATACTTACTTCGCGAAGCAAATAATCTTAAAGATTTATCTGTTGGAACACTTGAAACAATCAAGTTAATGCCAGGTTACGATAAAGCTTTAGAAAAATTAAAAGAAAATCTAATTGAAAGCCAAAAGAAAGAAGAAGAAGAAAAAAAGGAACCTAAATTAGAATAAGATGAAAACAAATAATTACCCCTTACGTGTTTTTGCACTATTAGTACTGGCACTTATAATAGGTATGTGTCAAGGCCAAATAACCATTTTCCCTCATACCACCTCTTTTGAGTTAGGATTAGGTGCAGATTGGATAAATACAACAGGTGATGATTTTGATTGGACTCATAGATCAGGTGCATCAACACCTTCTGGTGGAACAGGACCTCAATCAGCTCCTTATGGAGCTTTAGGTAGTAATGGTTATATGTATATAGAATCATCAACACCTAATTATCCTAGTAAACAAGCTTGGTTAGATGGTAGATGTGACTTTACTACTTTAGCTTCACCACAGATTACAGTTAATTATCACATGTATGCTTCTAATGGAGTTAACTATGGACCTGGGATATTACAACTAGATGTTTATGATGGAACTTCTTGGACATATGATATATGGAATAATACTAATAGTGATATTAATTGGCAAGCTACCACAATTGATTTATCAGCTTATGCTGGTTTATCTTATGTAATATTAAGTTGGACAGGTTATACAACTGGTTGGCAGTCTGATATATGTTTAGATGAATTATTAATAGAGGATGCAAATCCATCAGCTCCTTTTATAGTAGATACTTATCCATATGAAGAAGGATTTGATTTAGAACCAAATGCAGCTACTACATGTTGTTCAGCAGTAAATTTAACATCAGCTGGTTGGAGTAATGGAAGTGGAGACGATTGCGATTGGAAACCAAGAGATGTAAATACACCTTCATTAAATACTGGACCTTCTGGAGATGAATCAGGTGTAGGTAGTTATTTATACATGGAGGCATCAGGTTGTTATAGTAAAACAGCTTACTTAGAATCTCCTAAATTTGATTTTACTCAAGAAACATCACCATTTGTACAATTCTATTATCATATGTATGGATCAACTGTTGCTATTATGACATTAGAATGGTCGTTAGATCAAGTACAATGGTTTCCAGCGTGGAGTCAAAGCGGAGATCAAGGTAATTCTTGGAAATTAGGGTTTGTTGATCTACCAATACTAAAAGGAGTTGAAACTTATTTTAGAATAACAGGCACGACTGGTACTAATTACGAGAGTGATATGGGATTTGACGGATTTCAAGGATTCGGAAGTGGACAACCACTACCTATTGATCTTATTAGTTTTTCAGGTGAATTGGATCCTAGTGGATCTATAGTGATACTAAATTGGACTACAGCTTCACAAATTAATAACGATTACTTTGAAATTCAAAGAAGTACAGATGTAGAAGAATGGCAAACTATAAGTACTATAGAAGGGGAAGGAAATTCTAATACAGAAACAACATATATGTCTTTAGATTTACAACCAACTAGTGGTATTTCATATTATAGATTAAAACAAACAGATTATGACGGAATGACTGAGACGTTTAATCCTATAGCTATAACTATTGATGAAGATAAACCTCATGTATTAGATAGAGTAATCAACACAATGGGTCAAGAAGTAGATGATGACTACAACGGTCTTATTATTGAAATATATAAAGATGGGAGTAGTACAAAAAAATATAAACTAAATAAACAATAATATGGAATATGGAGTTATCAAACGAAATTTTATCAAATATAACTGTATACATGAAGTATGCAAAATATATTCCAAAACTAAATAGGAGAGAATCATGGCATGAACTTGTAACTAGAAATATGGATATGCATATAAAGA